TACGAAGCCGATTGAGCGTTAGGCAAGCCTGTATCGGAAAGCGGTGTCCCTGAAGCAGCAGTAGTAAATGGAGTGAGATGAACAGCTCTTTGAAATCTTTTATTTAGGAAGGAGACCTTATTTTAATGATTTTTGATTTTTGTGAGGATACTCCGCCCAACAGTTTATAAGCTGTAGGGAGAGCGCAACCTAAATTTGTGGGCACAGCAGTAGATCCGCTTATCTACTGGGATTGATGAGAAGGAACTGTGTAGGACTAAGGTGGGAAGGTCTAGAGAAAAGTGGGCGCTAGCAGTCAGTAGGCGGTTATGACTGGGTTTTAGAGACGTACTAGCGGTGCTTCTGGCGGCTCGGAAGCAGCTATATACGATTTGTCAAGTATTGACAGCTAGGAGTTTTTGCTTGTTTTTTCTGAACGAATAAAATAAGTTTTTTGCATGCAACCCAAATGAAGGAGTACGCCAATTGCGAAGTTATAAAGCTTGAGGTAAAGAGCGATAAGTAATAAGAGCGGCCTGAGTAAATATCGGGTGTGTTGTGGGTAACGAAATCCCATCTCCTTCACCCCTATCTGTATTAAATTTAATAGTGCCACAAAGCCAAGATGCAAGAAACGCTTTGAGAATGCGTCATGCTTGGGTACAGGAGCTGTAGTAAATGGAGTTAGACGAACAGCTATTAAATTTTTGCTGTATGGGTCATTGCTTTTAGGTGAGCGAGGGACGCCTTGATGAGTTCAAATCTCATAATGACCCCTAATTTTTATATCCAAGGCTGGCGGAAGTATAGGCAGGTTGGTAAGTCCTATCACGGTAGACGCAGGTCGGAATAGATCAGCTATCAATGATCAGGGTAGCGTCCAGGTTCAAGTCCTGGGTCTTGGGCCAAACCTTTAATAAGGAGAAAAATATAAAATGGTTATCGGAATTGATTTTGACAGCACTATTAATAGCATGCTTGATACTTGGATTGAGTGGCTAAATAGAAAGCATGGTAGGTCGGTAGCAGTTGACGAGGTTAAAGATTGGGAGCTCGCTAAATGCTATCCTTTTTTGTCTAAGGCAGATCTTTTTGAACCTCTTAACACACCTGAGTTTTGGGATGAGGTAAAGATTAAACCAGAGGCAGTAGATGTGGTAGCACGTTTGATGCAAGAAGGTCACGAGATCTATGTCATTACAAGTTCACATTATAAGACTTTGCCTTATAAGCTTAAGAAGTGCTTGTTTGCTCATTTTCCATTTTTAGATAAAGAGAATGTAATTATTACTTATAATAAGTCACTTATTCGTTGCGACATTATTCTCGATGATGCAGAGCACAATCTTGTAGGTTGTCAGGGGATTAAGGTTCTTTTTGATGCACCTTATAATCAGAATTCTACTGTGCAGGATTATCGAGTAGGTTCCTGGAAAGAGTTTTATATTCTAGTTAAAGAGCTTGTAAGAGGTCGTTTTGGTCGTCCTCCTTTTGCTAGAGTACATAAATTCCGTGCAGGTCGAGGATGCGGAAAAACTGCTTGGATTCAGCAGATGATTAAGGATTCCGAGCAATTTCCCTGTTATGTAATCATGCCTGAGCATCAATACCGTAATTTCTGTAGAAGTTACCTCGAACGCTTTGGTAAGGTATGTCCTGCAAAGCTTTATACGTATGAAGGGCACATTGACCCGCTTGCAAGATTCTTTGTTGACATGCCTTCTACTTTTGGATTCAATACCTCTTATTTTGAAGACTTTAAAAATATTTATTTAGAAAGAAATCATCTTATTTTTGTGGCAGACTTTGAAAATGTACACTGGCACAATGTATAATTAAATGAAGTAAAAATAAAGGAGACATTATTATGAGTTATTATGCTATTGTAACTACTTTGAAGGATGTTAGAAAGCATCCTAATGCAGATCGTTTGCAGCTTGCTGATGTGTTCGGTAACACTGTTTGCGTATCTCTTGATTATACTGAGGGCCAACTTGGTGTATATTTCCCTACCGGTGGCCAGCTTTCTGTGAAGTTTGCTGAGGCTAATAACCTTCTTAGAAAGAAGGATGCTGATGGCAATAATATTGGTGGCTACATGGATCCTGATAAGAGAAATGTAACTGCTATTAAGCTTAGAGGCGAGAAGTCTGATGGTCTTTTCCTTCCTCTCCATTGTCTTGAGTCTTTTGGTGATATCTCTACCCTTAGAGTAGGAGACCGTATTGATGTATTTAATGGTGAGGAGATTTGCACTAAGTACATCCCTCGTACTCAGGCACGTAGAGGTCATGTATCTGAGGGTAATCATACTCGTAAGTTTAAGGCACCTATTGCACCTACCTTTGCAGAGCATGCAGATACTGAGCAGCTTGCGTATAATCTTGGAGCTTTCAAGGTTGGCGATGAGCTTGAGCTTTCTCTTAAGATGCATGGTACTTCCCAGCGTACTGGCCATTTGAAGGTACTTACTGGTTATAAGAGATCTATTATGGATCGTATTCTTCATAGACCTGGTAAGCCTGTATATGACTGGGGCTATGTATCTGGTACTCGTCGTGTAGTACTCGATACTTTTGATGGCGGCTTCTATGGCTCTAATGAGTTCCGTAAGCAGCATCATGATACTTTTGTAGGAAAGCTTTGGAAGGGTGAGACTGTTTATTACGAGGTCGTAGGCTTTACTCACACTGGAGCACCTATCATGGGTAATGGTAATAACGAGAAGCTTGGTAAAGACTTTGTAAAGCAGTATGGTAAGGAGACTGTGTTCTCCTATGGCTGTGCTCCTAATGGTGTTGGGTATTATCTTGATGAAGAGCATAACCAAATTGGTGTTGAAAATGCACTGCCTCAGTCAGATATCTACGTATATCGTATGACTATGACTAACGAGGACGGAGAGGTTGTAGAGTATACTCCTGACTTCATGCGTTACCGTTGTGAGCAGATGGGTGTAAAGACTGTTCTTGTATTTGGTAAGGCTACTCTTTCTGAGGATAGACTTCATTTCACTGCACCTAATGGCTATGATCATGATTACCTTATTGGCGATGGTGAGCTTGGAGATATGATTATGCGTTGCGCTGAGGACTACTTCGATGGTCCTGATCCTGTTGGCAAGACCCATACTCGTGAGGGTGTAGTGGTACGTATCGTAAACCGTCCTAAGTTTGCTGCTTTCAAGCATAAAAATTTCTCTTTCAAGGTTCTTGAGGGAATTATTGGCGAGAAGCTTGCCGAGTCTACTGCTGACGTAGCAGAGGATGTCCTTGCGGAGATGTAATATGAGAACTAAGAAATATTGGCGGGACCTTAGTGAACAACACTATAGAGATCTACAGGAAGCACTTAATTTAAGTGATCTTAGGGATCAGGCTCTTAGGTTTTTGCTTAAGAGCTCTGATACCTATAGAGTTGAACTTACTTCTGATGTTCAGGTTATTAATAGTGCTCCCTATTCCAAGCCTATCACTCGTTTTGAATATGTAGACGGCAAAGGTAAGTACCATAGACATATTAGACCGATAGCTATTGAAAAGCTTGAGATTATTAGTACAAATGCTGATACTGCTGTACTTAAGTTTGAGACTGTTAAAAATAGTTATACCTATTGGATATTAAATAAGGCAGATGAAACTATTGCAGAGATCCCAGCTGACTATTTTTGTACCTGTGATAAATCTAAGAAGGAGATTGATAAAGAATGATTAGATCAGAGCTTGATCCTATTAAGGATAAAATGTATGATTATTCTCTTGATACTGCAAGAGAGGAGCATTTGTATGATGTACTCAGATCTGCTCTTGGAGAAGACTGTCCACCTGAAAATGTAGATTACCTTTGTGAAGACCCTAATGCTAAGGGTTCTGAGGAAGAGATCTGTGCGCAGTGCTTTAGAAACTGGGCAGCTAAGGTAGCCGGACCCGATACTGCAAAGTCTAAGAGACTATTGGAAGCTCTTGAGCTTGCAGTAGCGGATAAGTGCCCGCCAGATGTTAAGGATTATGTTTGCCAGGCAACTGAGGATGAGAATACAGACCAAGAGACTTGCAGACAGTGTATTATTCGTTGGGCTACTTTGCCTTTTGGTAAATTTAGAACGAGGTAATAGCTGTGAATAGAGAAAGTGGAGTTAGCGCTGGTGGTGGTATTACCCTCAGTGGTTTGGTTTTTATTGTTTTTCTGGTTCTTAAACTTTGTAATATAATTAATTGGTCCTGGTGGTGGGTAACAGCACCTCTTTGGATTCCTATTGCACTTTTTGTTGCGGTTTGTATCGTAATTTTTATTGTAGGTGTCTTTATCGGAATTGTTAGAGCTATCTGTAAAGCTAACAAAAGACGAGATTAATAATTTTTTACATATTTGGCGCTTGGTTGGCTAAGAGGAAAGCTCCCATTATCTGCAGAACACAAATGTCATATTGGAGAGGCTTCACGTAATCATAAAAGAGTTAAATAAAATTAAATAATGAAAGGCAATTATGTTATGGCAAATAAAAAAGATTCGCTCGGCGATAGAATGAAAAATAATTATGAAAATAGAGCTAAGACTTATCTTACCAGAAGGCTTCCTGTGGTGATTCGAATCGACGGCAAATGTTTTCATTCATTTTGTAAGAATTTTCAAAAGCCTTATGACGAGGTTTTCCATAAGGCAATGAATTCTACCTTGCAGTATCTTTGTAAAAATATCCAGGGTTGTAAGTTTGGATATACACAGAGCGACGAAATTTCACTTCTGTTGACTGATTACGACACTATTAATACTGATGCTTGGTTTGGATACGGTGTGCAAAAGATGTGCTCTATTGCTGCTTCTATGGCTACCTTGCACTTCAATAAGGCTTTCAGAACTTATGTTAATGAGTATACTGCCGGCAAAACTCTTGATAACTATTCTATTGAACTGCTGAAGGCCAAGGATAAGGGTGCAATGTTTGATGCTCGCTGCTTCAGCATTCCTACCTCAGAAGTTTGTAACGTGTATATCTGGAGGCAAGAAGATGCTACTCGTAATGCCATTCAGATGCTTGGACAAACACACTTTAGTCATAAGGAGCTGCACAAGAAGTCTACTTCAGATATTCAGGAGATGTTGTGGCAGAAGGGTATTAATTTCAATGATATGCCTATTGAGTTTAAGCGTGGTGTTTGTTGCTATAAGAGATCTGTAGAGCGTAATGGAGCAGCACGATCTGAGTGGTATATTGATAAAGAATGTCCTATTTTTACACAGGACCGAAACTATATTGAGAGATTTCTTCCCAAGGAGAGCTAAATGACAAATAAAGAAACTTTTATTTCGTTGTGTCAATCTATTACGAGACCAGGAATGCCAGAGTTGCTTGCTTGGCTTGAGAACAGTGATTTCTTTACTGCCCCAGCAAGCACTCGGTATCACGGTGCTTATGAAGGTGGACTTGTTGAACATAGCCTTAATGTATATAATGAGTTAAAGCGTTTGATTGCTATTTATCCTGAGATCAATGCTTCTGAAGAGAGTCTTGTTATTATTTCCTTGTTTCATGATTTGTGTAAAGTAAATATGTATGGCAAGGAAGTTAAGTATCGTAAGGATGCTCAGGGTAAGTGGGAGACATATGATGCTTATGTTCATAATGAAGAGCTTCATTACGGTGGACATGGTAGTAAGTCTGTATTTATTCTGCAGAACTTTATTAGACTTCTTCCAGAGGAAGCTGTATCAATTAATTGTCATATGGGCACCTGGGACGGAGAGAATAATGTAATTGCAGCTGCTTGGGAGCATTGCCCTCTGGCTTGGCTTCTTCATGTAGCAGATGAAAGTGCAACTTTTGTTAAGGAGGCTAGAACATGAGTACTTATGTAAGAGAAAAGGTATTGAGAATTCCTTATGAAAAAACAGGTTGGCAGCATAGGTTTGAGGATGTTGATGCTGCTAGAGAGTACTGTGAACAAAATTTTAAGAGTTTATTTGAGTATGGTAAAGTAGGCAAATTTCAGTTTGCTCCTACTGAGAGCACTTTTATTGATTTTGTAATTGAGCGTGAATATGACGCCAATGACGGCGAGTGGGGCAAAGTGCGTGAGCTTTATCAAACTGAGTTTAATGTTTTTGCTCGGCTTTTTGCTCAGATTATGCCGGCAGCTGAATTTTCAGCAATTCGTGTTGTTGAATTTTGTTGGTATAACTGTTCTGAGGCAGATGATTATTATGAGTACTCTGAAGATCCGTTTTATAAGGAGATAACTTATGAACATTCTGTACTATGATGATTCTCTACCAAAAGAAAACCTTATGAAGCTGTTTAAAGTAATTCAAAATAAGGTTGGTGTTGATTTAATAGCCGTACCAAAAAACTTTGAATTAGTATTAGATTGCCCTGCAGAACGCTTATTAGAAATTAGGGATATGATCGATAAAGCTTTGGAAGAAAAGCAGAAAGAAAGTTGCTGAAATACGCAACTTTTCTTTTTTGCCTGTTGTATAATATATTAGAACTGTATCGGAGGTTTATTATGGTATATATTACTGGAGATATTCATGGAAATCCTGAGTTCTTGATTTATAGAGCCCAGCAACTTGGTGTAACTAAAGATGATATTATTGTGCTTCTCGGAGATGTCGGTGCAAATTATTATCTTAATAAAAAAGATGATCGGCTAAAAGAAGCTTTGGATAAATATATTGAAGCTACTATTCTTTGTATTCATGGTAATCACGAGGAACGACCTCAGAATGTAGCTGGGTACGAGATTATGCTTTGGGGTGGTGGTCTAGTATATAGACAGCCACAGTATCCAAAGCTTCTGTTTGCGATTGATGGCCAAGTTTATACTCTTGCCGGCAAACAGTGCCTCGTTCTTGGTGGTGCCTATAGTGTAGATAAATATTATCGTTTGGCAAGTGGTTATGCTTGGTTTGAGAGTGAACAGCCTTCTGAGGCTATTAAAGCAAATGTCGCCGAAAAACTTGATAGTATAAATTATAAGGTAGATGCGGTATTCTCGCATACTTGTCCGTTTAAGTATGAGCCTGTTGAGGAGTTCATTTCTGGTATTGACCAGTCTAAGGTAGACGATAGCACAGAGCGTTGGCTTGATGAGATTGAAGATAAACTTGATTATAAGGCTTGGTTCTGTGGACATTGGCATACAAACAAACACCATGATAAGATGCACTTCTTATTTATGGACTGGGAGCTTTTGGAGGATATACGATGATCAGAGATTTAGATCGTTTTGAAGTTATTGCAGATGAAGATGAACTCAAGTGGTTTTTTGAGCACGTTATTCAGAAGCCACAAGTAAATGAGTCTTATGCTGCAGTTTTTGTAGCGAGATTTAAGAAGCTTACTGCAGAGGAAAGAGCTGAGGTAGGTATTGCAAAAAAGGATGCAGAGTTTTTAGCTACTCAGACTTTTCGAGTTAGAAAGTTTCATGATGCAGCCGATCTTGCCGAAGATGATGGCTGGAACATGACTAATTTCGTAAAGAAGCTTAAGAGATTTAATGTAGATAAGGGAGCTTATCTTACTTCTGGTGGCTATCCACTTCCTGAGAAATGTATTGCTACTATCTTTTATGTAAATCCTTGTGATGAACTTAAAGTAGCTGATGAAGTAATGCAGAAGCTTAATGATACTAAGACAGCTATCGTTAAAGCAATGTTGAACGGTAAGACACTTGACGCTAATTTGCAGTCATATCAAAATTTCAGCAATATTGAAAGCAATGTAAAGCATGCAAGAGCTCATTGTAAGGGTTCAGTTTATTGGCTTGACTTTGATCTCGATGTTCCGCCGTGGTTTAAGGATCATGCCTGTGGGTACCAAGGCTATTATAGTCAGATGCTTGACAGCCTTAACCAAAGATTTGGTTTGGGTAATTACTTAATTATTGATACCTCAGGTGGCTATCATATTCTAGTCAAAACAAGAGCTATTCATGGTAATCCGCATCATTTCTGTGAGGATATGCAGGGTATTTATTGGAAGGCTATTACTATGGATGGTTGTATGCCTTATATTGATGAGAAAGGTGTAGAGAAATTTGAGTGTATCGTAAATGGCTCTCAAATTCCTGGAATTCCTTTGCCTGGCACCTATCAATATGGTCGACCTGTTCGTATTCTGAACAAAGAAGATTTTACAGCTGACAACATTACTAAAGTTTTTAAAAATAGCTCTAAAAATTAAGTAGTGTATATTGTATTATATAATGTAAATAAATTTGACTCGTTAAAAAGGAGATTATAAAATGAGAAATTATGAGACTAAGGTTTTCGATTACGTAGACAAGAAGACCGGCGCACATATCGTTAAGGCAACTACTATGTATGCAGGTAAGCCTGTAAGCGCTTTTGCTAAGTGTGACCCTAATGATAACTTTGATCTTAAGTTTGGTACCGACGTGGCTCTTAAGCGTCTTGATATTAAGATTGCTATGAAGCGCCATGCAAGTATGGTAGCTTATGCTAAGATGTGTAAGCAGCATCTTGAGTGGATTGAGATCGAGAGACGTCGTGCGCAGAAGGCAATGGAGCGTGCAGAGATCGCAGCTCTTGATCGTGTTTGTGAAGCCAAGGACATGGAAGCAGAGCTTGAGGCAATGTTCACAGGCATTAACTGATTTACTTAGGCCCCACCGGGCCTTATGCCGGTCAAGCACATATGGCTGTGCACGCGACTTATAATCGCGAGGTAGCCAGGTTCGAATCCTGCGGTCGGCACCAATTTTTAGAGGTATTTATATGAAGAAAGATATTTGGATTTGTTTAGTTCATACTTATACTTTTGCTCAGCCGTCGGTAGTAAGTTCTGACGGCTATTCTTCTCTGCAAAAGGCTCAGGATGCCTTGGTTATGAGACTTCGTGGGACAGGGCATTGGGAAAATGAGTTTGTATACGTTGATGAGCATAGACAGCGTAGATATGAGCTTAAATGTGTTACCTTTGAGGATTAAATATGGAAGAAAAGCTTTTTGGTAGAACATGCCCGAAATGTGGTGGTGTTTATAAAGAATGTCAGTTTGCAAAGGCTGGTATTGGTATTGGGGTACATGCCAATATGATGTGTGAGCAAGGACATAAATGGACTGAATTTTATAGCTTGTCTTATCAAGGTTTTTGGTGGGACGGTAAGATGTATAATTCTTTTGGGGAGGAAAAAGTAAATGACTAATTTGTTTACTAATTATGCTATTATCAAGAGTGCTATGAGAGAGGCACGTCGACCTAAGCCAAATACAGAAAAGGTTGCGATTAAGATTCAGAAAGAAATTGATTATGCCGCAGAACATGGTCGAGGGGATGTTATTGTATGCACTGGTGACTTCTACCTTACGGTCAAAGATCGCGAGATTATTACGCAGGAACTTCAGAAAGCTGGCTACAGACACCGCTGGAGAAACTGTAATTCAGAAGATGAAATTATTCATGTATGGTGGGAGGAAGATAATGACGGATCAGGAAGTAATTGATCGCTTTGTGACAAAAGTTAAGACTTACTATAGTGCTTCAAGGTACACAGATCGTAGAGAACCAGCCCACACTCTCGTATCTCATTTATTCTGGGTTCTTGATAAATTAGCCAAAGAAGACATTGCAAATGAAGAAGTAGATCTTAGACCTAGAACCCCGGCAGACTATGATAAGTTTATGGAAGAATTTAATTCATGTTATAAATAATAGGAGGATTTCATGTACGACAATTTTTTTGATTATGATGAGCCAAGTACAGGTGATCTAGTATATGAAGAGATCAAGAAAGTTTTACTTGGTACTGTAAAGCAAGAATTTCTTGATGAGCTTGAGAAGCTTAGAAAGGAAAATGAAGAGCTTCGACCTTATAAATATGAGCGTGATCGTATGCGGGCAGAGCTTGATACCGTACGGCGAGACTGTGAACGTCGTATTGAAGCAGCTGAAGATAATGCTAAAAGACTTACTCTTGAAGAGCTATTTGGTGAATGTGTTGTTGAAGCTTGGAAAGTAGGACGTCGTAAGGTTTATGTTCCTAAGTGTGATAAATGTGATGATGAGCGCAAAGTTCATTTTAAGTCACCTCGTGGCAAAGAACTTACTGAACCTTGTGAGTGCGATAAGTATACAACGGTCTTCGAGCCTGTACCTGCATTACTGACTAGATTTAAGGTACATCCTAAATTTCCTATTGTAAATCAATTTAGAGATTCTACTTTTGATAAGCCAGTTTATTATTGGTATACTACTCGTTGTGATAGCATTACTAATGAGTGCGAGTTTCAGATTTCTGATTTTTCTGATGTTGGAACTCATCGGACAGTAGATAACCTACCTTTCAAAGACCTTAATGAATGGTATAGTGTATTTCATAGCAAGGAACGTTGTCAAGAGTTTTGTGATTATTTGGCTAAAAAGGAAGCAGAGAAGGCTGTATAATAAAAAGAGAGGTATTTGGTATGAACATTTATGATTACAGACCTGGCACGTCTTTTATTAGGCTTTATAAGTCCAAGTTTAAATGTGAAGAAGATTTTGAAGACTTACTTAAGTTTCTTGATTTACCCTTAGATTGTGGTATTATCGATATTGAAGTAGATGCTACAAAGGTAGTTATTAACGGAGAAACTCATTATAATAGGAGTTATAGTGGAAGATGATTTTAAGAATTACTGTTGGAGATAATGATTTTACTCAAGAGCTTGAACAGTTTGCTAATGACCCTGAAGGCTCTGCTTATTTGTTGAAAGTCTGTAAGCCTGAGAATGATACGCTTACTCAAGATAAGAAGATTGAACTATTTCTGCGAGCAGACAGATTTAGAGATCTGTTTTATATGACCGAAAAGTACACTCCAGAGCTTGCAGCAGAGCTTTGTGAGATGGTTAAGCAGAATTGGGAAAATTTTGTAAACCATGTAATGGCAGATCATCCTTGGTGGGATGAAACAGATGCTAAGCGGATTCGAGAGTATCTTATTAGAGACTTTAAGGTAAAGTTTCAGAAGAGCCTTACTCCCAAGTGGGAAAATGGTGAGGTAGTTTATATTTGCTGTGGCTATCATCGTAAATGGTGGACGTTTTAAGGAGGATTTATGAGCTGTAAATTTTGTGCTAATAACAGAACAAATCCTGAATGGGAGCTTGACGAAGAGCAATGTTCTTATGCAATGACTACAGGTATATCAGATCCTGGGTTTCGAGTGATGTTTGTTAAGGATCCGCATCGCCCGTTAGTACTGGAGTTTAGCCATTGGCGAAGTGATTTACATCCTCCGCAGTGGTTAGCAGTTGCTGGATATTTTCCAAAGTATTGTCCTGAATGTGGGCGTAAAATTGATGAATACGATAGGAGTAAATTTGACAATGACTGAAGAAAAACTTAGTACTTATCTTGATAATTATTTAAACTGGAGTCTTGGTGGCATGTCTGAAGCCAGAGAGCACGTAGATGAACAGGACCTTGCGCGCTGTCTAGAAAGAGATGGCTATTGCTCTGAGCCTTATTGGCAATATGAAAAAGCACTCATGTGCTCCATTAATAAGCGTGGTGAAAAGTATTGTGGCTGTACGACTTGTGAGCATCATACTTTTTGTACACTGCTGAGAAAAGAAGGATATGTTAAATGAGTATTGACCCTGCGTTGCAGATGTTTATTTCAGCTTGTTGTGCTAAGTGCTCAAGTACTTCCTGTGGTGGTGCTCTAGATATTGTATCCAGAGCTAAATGTGCTAAGTATGCTGCATGGCAAAAGCTACCTGTAGATCAGAGATCTAAGCTATTCCTTGCCGCTATGGCAGGAGAACTAATAAATTTGGAGAGAATTACACGTGGATACTAGTGGATATATTACACAAGTAGGACCTTGGATTCCTTGTTTGCCTCAAGGCGAAACTTGTTATACTTTTACACCTAAGCAGTTAAGAGAACTGTTGGAAAAGACCTACGCAGATGGTTTTAACCACGCAAAAAATATTTATGATACTAGTTGGAACACAACTGTAAGTACAAATAATTGTAATTATACTGATGTTTGGGGAGATCAATAATGGAAAGAGTAGAAATTCCTGCGGAAGTTTATTTTATTGCTAAGAATAAAAAGAAATTTCTCAGTGAGGCTGAATGTCTAAGATATGAATATTTGTTAGACAAATATAGCAATTCTGCTAGACATAGAGTTTGTGAAGATGGTGAAGGCCATGGGCACAATTTCTTTTATATTAAGAAAGAAGAGATTTCAGAAATTTGTGAGTGGAGCTGGCATTTCCTTGGTTATCGACCCTGGTTTAAGGATGGCTCCTATCAGAAGTGGAATACTTTCACTGAGGGCTGGGTATGGCTTCCTTGGGAGGAACAGTATTCTGAAGGCTGTACTCCTGAGCTTGGTACCATAGAGGAGTTTATTGAGCTTCAGAAAGAATGTATCGCCGGTTATAAGCATTCTTTGACTATGGCTGAGCAGATTAAAAATACTCCAGGACCTCGAGACTAACATGTTTGACTATTCTGTAGAAATTAGACCGCAAGATAAAGACTGGAGAGTTATTGTAACTATAGGTAACCAAATATATTGGGATGAGGTATACGATAGTTATATTATTGCTGCTCAGCAGGCCGAGTTTGTGATTCAAGACGCTTATAGAAAGCAAGGTGAGCATTGGTGAATGTTGGAAATATAATTAAAAATCAGGTTTTTGAAACGGAACAACCTCAATATTTTATAGTGTCTGCTGTACACGGAAATATTCCTGATTTAGAGCCAATTGAAGACTATATTATGCGTAATTTTACTGTATTATACAATAATGAGCGTTATACTCTCAAAGAGGTACTTGAGAGCGAGAAGCAAAAAATTATTAAGGAGTATGAAAAGCATGTTCAGACAAATTAAAATATTTTTCAACGGTTTTAAGCTTTTCTTTACTGATAGGCAGTATTATAAGCAGTGGAAGCGTTATATGATACGTCAAGAAGCCTTCCGTAAGGAGATGATCAAACAGGCTAAGGAATTTTGCCCTTGGTCTGGCTGGTATATGCATAAGATGATGACCACTATGCTAGAGTTCTATAATAAGACTTATGAAGCGGGTGATTGTTGCTGGAGTGAGGAGCAGCGTGTAAAGCGTGTTGCTGCGCAGACTAAAAAAGCTTTAGACTTTGCTCATGATCTTGATACATATGAAGATCTCGAAGAAGAGGAATTGCTTGCTATTGCAGACAAGGATCCTGGCTTTAAGAAGTACGTAGAAAAATGGGAAAAGAAAACGGGTATTGAGGCAAAGCCTAAGCTTATGTATGGTATCGCTTGGAGTTATTTTGAAAAGAAATATACTGAAGGTATGTACAACGTAATTGGAAAACATATTTGGGAGTGGTATGACTGATGAAGGATAAGCTCAAGAATTTTAAAGTTCCTTATGATGTTAACGAGGGTCTTTGGGAACTATGTAAATATCAGCATGATCTTATAAAGCAGTATAAAGAATTTATAGAAAAGACTATTCTTGTAAAAATTCTTGAAGATTATACACCTATCTCAAAACGTATTGACGGAGACCCACGTAAATCGGAGTGGTGGGATCAGGAGTGTCGAGTACTTGAGGTTAGAATTCCTGAGACAAGATTTATGGCTATTCAATCACCTAATATAAGAAGACAATGGGAAATGCTTAACTGGGATACTCCAGTGGTAAAGCCTGAGATTTATCTTAACTTGATGTATAAAGCAGCACAGGAGGAGAAAAAAATGCTGAAGCCAATTAAAACGTTTTATGTTGTTGGGGCACCTAATTATGCAGAGTATGTAGAGGCTCGTGATATCGCGCAGAATGAAAATTGTGTGGTCGAGCTTAGATGGTGTCCTAATATTTTTGCAGGCTGGTATAACGAATACGTATATGAAGATAGTGATCCAGCAGAGCTTGATGCAAGGACGCCAAAGGTATATGGAATCTAAGGAGGATTAAAGTGGGAAGATTGATTGTTTTAGTCGGCTTACCTGGAAGTGGTAAGAGTTATTATGCGGAGCAGTTTAAGGCTGTTGATGATGCTATCTGCACTGGCGTTACTGTAATTCATTCGTCTGATGCTATCAGAGAAGAGCTTTTTGGGGATGCAGGTTCTCAGGAAGATAATGGCAGAGTTTTTGAGCTCATGAGACAGCGCACTATTGAAGACCTTAGAGCAGATAAGACTGTCATTTATGATGCTACTAACGTTACCAGAAAGGCACGTAAGTCAGCTATAGCATGTGCTCATCCCACTCATGATACTGTAGAGTGCCATATAGTGTGGGCAGAGCCTGAAGAGTGTATTCGTCGTGACAGCTTTAGAGATCGTAAGGTAGGTCCTGCCGTAATTGATAAGATGCTTCGTCGCTGGCAAAGCCCTTGGCTTGATGAAGGCTTTGATAAGATTGAAGTTCATCTAAATCAGTACGACTTTGATCAGGTTAAGTATGTTGCTTCTAAAGCTTCAGACCTACATATCTCCCATGACAATCCACATCATACGTTAGGCATTTGGGAACATTGTATGCAGGCTCATGTTAATATTATTGATAAGGGCGCAGCTACTACTGATATAATAGAGTATTCAGCTTATAACAAGCTTGCTAAGGCAGCTTATTGGCATGATATTGGAAAGCCTTATACTAAATTCTTTAAGCCTGGTGAAGATGTTGCGCATTATTATGATCATCACTGTGTCGGTGGCTACTTAGCATATGGTTTGTTCTTAGATCCTGACCATTTGATACGTGATGTAGAGATGTCTGATATTTGTCTTATAAGCTGGATTATCTCAACGCACATGGAGCCTTTCTTTAATTCAGGTTATTATCAGAAGCTTGATTCTCATTGGAAGTGGTATATTGATACTATTCATGAAGCAGATGTAAATGCACATTAAGGAGAAAAATATGAAACTTAAAATGACTCTTACTTATGGCGAAGAGATTTGTGACTGCCTTAAGGAGCAGTTCGGCTGTGAGACAGACCAGGAATTACTTGTTATTATGAAAGCGGTTATGAAAGCAAGTATGTCTAAGGATGCTATTGATCCGGAAGATATGGATATTGTCTGTGAGCTTGTAGATTAAAAAATATTTTTATAAATTAACATTATAACGTTAAAAAAATAAAATTAATGTTGTATTATATAATGTAATAACTTAGAGCCTATACTTATTTCTTAACAAAATTCTGCAAAAATTTTATTTATAGTTAGGCCAAAATAAAAACAATCAAGTGGTTTATTTTGGTAGGGGTAGGTATCTAAAAATAAATCACTTTAATTTTTTTTGGAGGTAGGTATTAAGAATATTTCTAAGATTCTCATTTCTCGTCGTTATCTGCAGGCAGAGCCTGTTGAGGCTGGTACTAAGGTGGAGCAGGCCTACCTTAATGCTTTCTTGTTTGCAAACTTTGGTATTGTTGTGGATAAGCCTGAGCTGCTCACCAAGGGCCACGTTAAGGCTATTTCTGACGAATATCGTCTTGAGGTTCCTGCGTCTTATTTTAAGAATCCTCAGGATATGAGCTATTACACTCGTGATGAGCTCTTTATTGAGCAGGTTCTGTCTTATTTCTTCGCTTACGGCGCAGATGATTCTCACGTAAAGGTATTCGATAAGCAGCTCCCTGAGTATGAGGTTGGTTCCGATATCAAGCTTCGTGAGTTTAAGATCCTCGATGTAGATGAGGCAAATGTAGTTCTCTGTGATATCGCTAAGGACTACTGTGGCTATAAGCGTCCTTGGGGCCTTGATGAGCAGGTAGAGTTCGTAGAGCTCTATAACCTTGGTTACTACAACAACTACGATGTAGCTTGTGGTGATAACGCTGTGTTTATGATGGAGCGCGATATCAATTTTGCTCGCTTCCTGTATAAGAAGGATCTTGTAAAGCTTTCTATTGCTCGCTGCGGTGAGAAGAAGGAGCTTACTCTTGATCCTGACACCAAGGAGCTTATTCGTAAGGCTATTCTTCTTGTTAAGGATTGTCCTATGTCTAAGAAGCAGGCAAAGTTCTACAACAAGCTTGTTCAGCTTACTAAGGTGCGTAATATAAAGCCTACTACTAACGCTCAGTCCCCTAATCGTATTGCTACTGAGAAGCTCAAGAATGGTGACATTCTTGGAGCCGCTGAAGTATTTGCTAAGAGTGGTTCTCTGCTTGAGCGTAACCTTAAGTTCCTGCTTTCTCGTGCAAACCCTGTAGAGGCAGTAAAGATTCTTGATATGCTTTCTGATAAGAATCCTATTGTTCTTTATCAGCTTATGTCTACCGTTATGGCAGACTCGGAGGAGGCTCGTACTTTCTCCTTCTATGCAAAGAATCGTGTAAAGGCACACGTTGAGACTGAGTATGAGGCTCGTTGGCGTAAGTCTCGCCTCAACGATGCTACCAAGAAGCTTGTACATGATACTTGCCTTGCAAAGATCGAAGGTCACTACCGTGCCCTTGAGTCTCTGGGTAAGGTTTACGTACATCCTGACTTCTATAAGGTTGCTATGCCTGTAAACACTTCTGCAAGCGGTCGTGGCATTGACATTGTTCCTACTGGTACTCGTCTGCCTATTACTGCCGATAATATCCGTACTTTCGTACATTGGGAGAATGCGTTTGATATTGACTCTTCTGTTATCGTTCTCGATAAGGATAACAATATCATGACTACTGTTAACTGGTGTAACTATAGCAACAAGCGTTTTGGCAATGCTCTGCTGTTCTCTGGTGATAACACCTCGCGTGACGGTACTGAGTACTATGATATTCGTCTTGGTGCAATGCGCCATCTTGGTGCAAGCAAGCTGATCTTTACTTTCCATGGTTTCCGTTCTACTCTCAATGAGGGTGAGATTTACTGTGGCTATCAGCAGAAGACTGATCTTATGACTCGTGCTTGGGATCCTAAGAATATCGAGCTTAAGATGCACGTCAAGGGTGAAAAGCGCGCTTACGTTGGCTTTGCAATCGACTTTGAGACTAATGAGATTATTGTCCTTAATCTTATGACTGATGATGACTCTCGAGTTGTTACCGGTCGTGAGCTTCAGGTAATGGCTCAGTATCTCGATGCTTCTAAGCTTGAGCTTAACATGGGCTTGATCGCTTCTTGGCGTGGTGAACTAGTTGAGACTCCTGAGGAGGCAGATATTGTCTTTGCAAATGACTATGTTTCTAAGGTTAAGAATCTTCCTGAGGCAGAAGACGGTTCTACCAGAGAGCAGATCGTAATTCGTTCCTTCGATGTAGAGAAGCTTTCTACTCTGGTTAACGCCTAAAAACAAAATAAGGGTGTAGTTTTATGCTACGCCCTTAAATTTCTGCTAAATTATATATTAAAGGTAGTTTTATGATTTATTCTGACAAGATGATTGTTCATAAGAACTTTGATAACAGTTGGGCAAGGGATTCCTTGGTAGATAGATTTTTGCAAACACACAAAGAGGTACTTAAATTTAGTGTAGAGTTCGAAGAGTTTACTTTTGATGAATATCCTGACTGTATTGAATTGATGGCTTTTGTAGATAGGGAATATCGTAATAAACAAGGAGAGCTTTATTGGTGTGGCACTAAGTATAAACGCCTTAGAGACCTTGTCGCCGCACTTAGTGAACAGAAAAATATTTTCAGAATTATTGTAAAATACGCTTAATCTAAGTTATTTATATCGTATAATATAATACAGAGCCAATGCTTATTTCTTAATGCCTGCTAAGCCGTAGGTCGTAGGTTCGAGTCCTACCTTTCCGATGGAGGCACTGCCTGAATAAGGCCAATACTCGTGGATTGTAGCTCAGTGGTAGAGCAACGTATATATTAGCTTGGCCGTTTTATTTAGAGGAGTTATGATGAGAGAGGACGGTTTTTATATCTGTGAAGAAGATAATGTGTTTGATGTTTTAAGTTCTTTGTATGAGGATTTAAAACCTTCTCCTTTTGCTGATGCACTTGATCTCGACCCTAATCTTGGGTGGCAAGAAGAAGTTGAGTATCAAGACTTACCTTTTGCTGATATAACAGAAGATTATGGAACAGACTTAGTAGAGTTTCAGCGTGGTGATATTCTTGTTGCAGATCTTTTTCAGTATGGTAGAAACATTAACTTAGATCATATTCGTCGTCCACTTCTTGTTATTTATGCGAATGCTTTTAGAGTTTATGGTTTTCAGTTAACTACTAGCCATCCTGCTTCGCTTCTAGATTATCTTGTAGAGGTTCCTAATCATACTGCTTGTAATTTAAGATTTCCTAGCTCTTTTAATACTGCTTCAATCGTGTCAGTTGAGCGTACTAGGTTAGTTCATCGTGTTGGACATATCACAGAAGAGCAGAAACAGGCCATTCTCGATAAGCTGTATGAGCTTAAGGCTAATCTTGATATTTTAGACACCTATGGTTGGTGGACTCAAGAAAAACTTGATCGAACAATTACAAATTTAAGTCAAATTTCTTGTTAATCTATTGTATAATATACTAGAACCAATGCTTATTTCTTTGATTATTCCAGCTGGTGGTCACGGGTTCGAGCCCCGTCATTCCGCTTTGGGATGTAGCTCAGATGGGAGAGCTCCAGCTTTCATTTAGCTTGGTCTTAATAAAAGTCCTGTTAGCTTAACGGCAAATCCTGGATGGTTTTACACGTCAATTTAAGGGACAGAGCCCCTCCCTTCAAAGGAGGAGATTCGGTGTTCGACTCCCGAGCAGGTATAATTTAATATGCCCCTGTGGCGGAACTGGCAGACGCAACGGACTTAAAATCCGTTGGCCGCAAGGCCGTACCGGTTCGATTCCGGTCAGGGGCACCAGAAATCCAGAAACTGATTATAAGTGAAATGATATATCTTGTAGTTAAGTCTGGCGTTAGCCCACCTGAGGTGCGTTAATCCTCAGTACTTATCGTGAGGGGCATGATTAGATTTCTATGCTAATACTTATTTTTATCGGTTATCTGGTAGTTCAAGAGGGACGATAACTACCTCTTTGGATTAAAGCATGGCATTAATGAGCTACTAGGTAATTCGGCGTCAAAACCAATAAACTAAATAACACACTGAGGCGAACCATTCACAAGAATGGCTAATGTCAAAGGGCCCCGATAATGTGGTGGAAGAAGTAAAGACTGTAAACAAGAATCGTACCACGAGAGGTTCCTCCAGCTTGATATGGAGTAGGCGCTAGTAAGTCTGTATACAAGACGTCAGACTGAACGGCATGAAGGTAGGGCTTAGGATGAGGTGTGGCTACGCAGACCAACTAAACACTAATTAAATGTAGCTCAGTTGGATATGAGCAGCTCCGTGATAAGGGGCATGTCGATGGTTCGAGTCCATCCATTTAATTATCTGCTCCAGTGTCTCGGCGTAGAGTAAGTGTTCCTTATTTAGTTTATTGGCAGAGATGTTTAACCTTCGATTACATTATATAATGTATAAATAGACAAATAGTTTGCATCAAAGGTGGATAAGAAATCGCGCCACCAAAATACCATTAGGTTGAGGCGTTAAAAAGTAGATAAGGTTCTTGCGCTACTAACTATTTGTTCAATATCCGCGTGCTAGCTTAATTGGTAGAGCATTGGTCCTGGCAGTTAAATCTGCGCTGAAGGTGAGGTTCGAATCCTCTATCGCGGTACTATATAGTATAGAAAATTTAAGTAAGGTAACGGTGCGGGAAGTGCTGTGTGACCATCGTCGGCTGTGAAAAACTAATCAGTACCAGGGAGGCTCCGAACCCCTGTATCAATATTGGTAGTGCTTTGTTGATAGAAGGTGAAAACTGTCTGACTAACGTCTCACTAACGTGCAGAAAGATTGCTACTAGCCTTCGGTGTCCTATAGGGGTTTAGTTCAGTTGGTAAGAACACCAGTCTCCAAAACTGGGTGTCGGGGGTTCAAGTCCTCCAGCCCCTGCCAAAAATATGGGCATATAGTTCAGCTGGTTAGAATATTCACCTGATAAGCGAAAGGTCGATGGTTCGAGTCCATCTATGCCCACCAGCGCGGGAAGATCAGTCTGTTGTTGTGCAAACTTCCTTTCAGGGTAGCTCCTGATAAATTAAACTCTTGAGTTCAACAACGGTATATTTGACGGACGCTTAGTGACGAAAGCATAAAGCGGCGATGATGCATCAGGGTTGGTAAACCTCTGTTCACAAAGTGCAGAAAGTTTCCAAATTTTATGGGTAAGTAGCATTGTGGAATGCAGACGTTAAACGTCCCGCGGGAAGTATGGTTCGACTCCTACCTTATCCACCACGGTTAACACTTGAGAACTAGAGTGCAGGGGAAGTTAATATCGTAAGATAGTCGTGTCTGCTTCTCATGGTGAACCGATAATTTTATATTGGGGTGTGGCCAAGTTGGTTAAGGCACGGGACTTGTCTGAGTACCTCAGTCTGGAAGAGCTGGGGACCAACCCGAAATGCTAAGATGGAAACTACTTAGACTATGGGGAAAGCACCTCGTCGTGAGTTCAAATCTCACCTCAGGCACCATGACTCCCGGATTCGCAGGTTCAAATCCTGCCACCCCAGCCAGATAAGTAATCAAGTTTGGTTAGAGAACTTACGGTTCCCCTTTGGGGCTATGTCCAAATAAACCGATTAGAAGTATTACTTGATTACTTTTATACTGCCCATTAGCTTAATGGTAGAGCGTCCGGCTCTGACCCGGAATGCCGAGGTTCGATACCTTGATGGGCAGCCAGCTCCAGAGTATGACTATCCTTCAACAGAAAACTGAAAACGTTAAGATTATAGGTACCTATAAGCTACGAGTAAAACAAAGAAGGAATCTTTAAGAGAGAGGAAAGCTGATTTATGATTATTTGGTCAAAAGCACCTGCTATTGGTAAGACTAAATTTGAATGGAATAATACACTTCAAGATTTGATTTTAGAAACTACTGCTCTTAAAGGAACTAATTTAGTTTGTAAATGCTCAGGTGATGTTGCTCCTATCCTTGTATTCTTCAATGGCTTTGTGAAGTCTCCAATAACAAAGACTTATGGAGAATATGAATTCGGCAAATCTTTTGGAATTACTTATATAATTACTCCAGATCTTAATCAGCAAATTAATATAGAAGCTGATGGTAAAGTGTTTGAGAGTATTAAAATTATTTAATACATATCACGGTATAGTTCATAAGTGAGAGCACCCAAATCACAGGGAAGAGAGAAACGTTGACGCTATTAAGCTGCAGCAGATAGCTGAGTTGAAGAGGAGTCGGGTAATAACCGACTGCCGTGTCCAAATTTATTTTTTAATAAAAATTATACGCTAAATTAATTAGAATGAAAAAATCTAAAGGAGAGTAAAGTTATGTCACATTTTGTATCACTTAGTACAATAAAAACTGTATGTGGCGGAGCTATGCCCTTTTTTGGATCCAAGTCATTGAAACCACCCCGAAAACGTTAATACAGGCTTTATAATATAAGAGTGTATTAGCGTCAAGAGGTTTTAAGAACTTTTTGGCGCTATTTATTTTTAAAAAGTATGTAAAAATACGGTCAAAACATCGTATAATAAAATGTACTGGTTATAATATCGGCTTGATATATGCGGCTATATCATTAAGATCTTTTTAAGCGCCCTGCACCGAGGCGCCCAAGATACAGTGGTTCACCTTAAGCAACTTCTGTTTAACATATGCACCCGTAACTCAGTGGTAGAGTATCTGACTTTTAATCAGAGAGTCGTGGATTCGAGTTCCACCGGGTGCACCAGATTTAAATGAGGTATTCACTATGGCTTATATTTATGAAATTATTAATGACATAAATAATAAAAGTTATATAGGGAAGACTGAATTTGCAATCGAGCGTAGGTTTAAAGAGCATTGTAAAGAAGCTTTTCGCAATCGTTGTGAAAAACGTCCTTTATATGCTGCAATGCGAAAGTACGGTATTGAACATTTTCATATTGAATTATTGGAAGAAACAGAGTCACCCGAAGAACGTGAAATATTTTGGATTTCGACTAAGCAGACCTATAAGCAGGGCTATAATGCTACTTTGGGTGGCGATGGTAAAAAATACTTAGACTATGACTTAGTGGTTACTGCATATAAACAACTCGGTACCATTTCAGCCGTAGCAGACAGACTTAATATCCACCGGGAAACAGTTCGTAAAATTTTACGAATTAAGCAAGTTGATGTGAGAACATCTTCTGAGGTGCTATTAGAAAAAACTGGAAAAGCTGTTGAACAATACTCACTTACGGGTGAATATATTGCAACCTTTCCGTCTACTTTAGCTGCTGTGAAAGCTTTAGGTAAAGTGCAAAATAAACAAACAGATCGTGGTTCAGCTGGACATATTGCTGATGTTTGTAACGGTAAACGTAAAACCGCTTATGGTTATATTTGGTGTTATCAAATTATTTAGGAGTTAATGATGAAAGTAAGATATATTTGTAAGTATTGTGCACATACAAATGAAATCACAAGCTTTTGGAAATGGTTTTGGACACCACACCTCGGAACAAAGAAGCTATTAGAGTGTAGCCATTGTAAGTTAACTAGCTATATGTATCGCCAAGATGGTCGAAAGATTCTTGATTGGCCAATTGAAAAATCTAGATAAGATCTTTACCTGCTTGAGTGTCGGAATTGGCAGACGAGGCGGTCTCAAACACCGCAGTGGCAACACGTGTGGGTTCAAGTCCCACCTTAAGCACCAAAAGGGAATACATAAACGAGTGAAAACTTGTGGGTATGTATGTGTTTAGCTAGGTGGGGAGCTAAGAAAAACATTATCTTTACATATGCTTTAAGAAGTATATGTGTCATTAAAAGATGGAGATAATGTTTATGAGCAAGAGAACAAGAATAACTGATGCTACTATAGAACATGTTTGGAAGCTTTATGAGCAGGGCATGGATTGTGCCGCTATTGCAATGAAGCTGAAAATAAGTCAAGCATCTGTATTGCGATGCATTACAGCAATGTGTATGGCATCGACTGGCAGACTTGTAGAATATACTGGTTTATTAAAAGATAGCCATCATATAGCTGATTATGCAAATCAAAGATTTGGTTTATCTGTGGATAAGCCAGTATCAAAAGAGGCTGATGATCTAGCTACTGCAATACAAGACCTTGCTGCTGCTATTACAAGGCAGACAAATGTGTTTGAAGGTTTTATTAGAAAACTTGAAAAATAATTATTTGGGAGTACACCTAGAAAGGAAATGTGTTTAATGGGGTGTACATGTGCAAGCATGGAGGGGTGCTTTTACGCTAATATGGAGGTTTGGCCGAGCGGTTTATGACAGCAGTCTTGAAAACTGCCGACGGTGCTGAGCCGTCCCTGGGTTCGAATCCCAGAGCCTCCGCCAGATATGGTAGCCGTAGCTCAGTTTGTAGAGCGTCAGATTGTGGCTCTGAGTGTCGCGCGTTCGATCCGCGTCGGTTACCCGGTCTTGATAGCATTTCCTTTACGTGGTGAGACTATTTAAACTAAACGATGCTAACTAAAAAAATCTGAAAAACTCAGTTATAAATTATGAAAGAGAGGTATTCATTATGCTATAGTAAATTTTAATTAAGGAGCTAAAGCAAATGAATAACAGACACAAGTATTTTAGAAATCTTCGTTACAAGCAAAAACTTGAGACCAACCATAATAATGGTGGTTATTTTTCTAATGTTTATTTTATTACAAATGAACCAGACACAAGGGCATTGAGAGAAGATAACCATTGGTATCTTAGTGATCCAAGGATAACTCCAGAGTGGGATAAGCGCAGAGGTCATGATTATTACATATATTTTGACCGTCCTGAGGTACCCTATAGTATTATTGAGCATCATTGGGGTAGACATGGCTGGAAAAAGGTAATGAAGTGGCAAACTGCAAGACGGAATCGTCGAATTAAAATCACTGAGGATGATGCCGCTTGGAGAGAAAAAAGTTTCTATAAAAAATACGAAGATCGCTGGAATTACGATTAAAACATTGTATAATATAATAAGCTGAATAGTGAGTAAAAATCCATTCCTGGTATGCCTTCACGTACAAGCTACTTCACCAGAGCCCTGTACAAGCTCCGAAGTAGGAAGGCAAGGATTAGCGTAAAGATGGTGTAAGGGTAGCATACTGCCTGGTTTGATGAGGCGGTGGTTCGGTTCGAATCCGATGAGCGTGACCAAGAAGAAAATCCTTTAAAATTATCGCGAATGAAAAAGATGTGCCCACAAACAAGACTTGCTTACTTATTAACTTAATTACTACAAAGTAGGCCTTTTGTCTGGGAGTAAAGATGGAGTGTAACTAATAGACAACTTTTACTTGACGGTGCGCAACGACAGGTAAACACATCTCCTATATCTGAAACTGATATAGTTCGGCTTGTTTTATTTCGCTCTGTAGCTCAGTTGGCTAGAGCACTCGGTTCATACCCGATAGGTCCTTGGTTCAAGTCCAAGCAGAGCGACCAGACTTAAATACTACTTAATCTCATGTAATTCTTGTGGCCAGTGTGGTGTGGTTAAAGTACCGTTCGATTCGGTTGTCAAACATGAGGAACTTAGTTAAACCACATTAACGACTAGGGGAGTATTTAGTTAAAAATTTTATATTGTGAGGTAAGTTTATGAGTAGAACTAGAGCTTATACACGTAAAATGAGAGCCAAGGCAATCAAGCGTAAGAAAAGAATTGTTTCTAATTGGCGCTGGTATGGTGAGCATGAATTTTACCATCACGATGGAATGTTTTCAAAAAATAAGATTCATTGTTCTTGTAGAATGTGTAGATCAAAGGACTATAACGGTAGACATATACCTACTATGCAGGAAAAGCGTCATGGTATTGGCCTGAGATATTCTACATTAACTGATGATATTAATGCAGGTTTGGTGGAATTGGCAGACGCGTCAGCTTGAGGGGCTGATGAGAGCAATCTCGTGAAGGTTCAAGTCCTTTAACCTGCACCATAAGCACCGATTGGCCCCTGCAGCAGCAGATATAACTGTTAATGTTAAGAGCATATAGCAGCACAGAGTATTATCTGTGGTACGCTAAGAAAGAGTAGTCTCCAGCCAAGATGAAATGGGTAGCTTAAACGGTATATAGTAAAAATCGGATAAATCTATATACAAAAATAAACCAGACGACCGGAAAATCGGATGCCGGCGGCTATTAGTAGTGCTGTATAAGCGGAGTGATTCGTCGCTTATGGTTTGCTTTATCCAGGATTAGTGTCAGTGGCTAGCACGACTGCCTTCCAAGCAGTAAGGGCCAGTTCGAGTCTGGTATCTTGGTCCAGTGGTGCGTATCTTTTATACTCTTAACAGGGTAGGCTCCACTTCTAAAAATCCTTTTGTCTGCTGTACAGATACACAAAGCAGAAGGTATATGGTAACATGCTCGAGTGGCTTAAGAGGGCGCTCTGCAAAAGCGTTATTCATTGGTTCGAATCCAATTGTTACCTCCAAATGCGTTGTAAGTAACAGCCATCAAGTCTTACAAAGAAACTGGAAGAAGTTAAAGCAAGGATGGATACGTCTTTAACACTGAAAGGATAAAACACCTACCAGGATCGCTTTAGGCACCTTTTATATTTATGAAAACTAATTCTTACAAAAAATTAACAACAAAAGAATGCGCTTGGTGTGATTATTACGGTACTAAGTGCAGAAAAAATAAAAAGTGTTCATTTTACAAGAAGCTTATAAAAACTTCTAGGAAGAACCGTAGAAAACAAAATAAGTTATTGTATAATATGTAGTAAAAATAAAAATAACATTTTTAATGCAGTATTAGTTTAGCGGTAAAACGTGACCTTGCCAAGGTTGAGTCACGAGTTCGACTCTCGTATATTGCTCCAGCATATCTAAGGAGATACTTATGGCACATAAAATATTGGATATACTATTAATTTGTTTATTGATTATTGGCTGTTGTTTAGCTGTTGGTTTTAGAATTTATGGTTATATTACTCAGCTAAATACCCATGATCATAGTATTGATAATGTGTATCTTAATAAGGAACATACAGGTTTAGCTTGTTGTCCGTGTGGTGTTTGTCATATTACTTTACCTGAAAAGCCTAAGCATGAGGGTGAAGGAGAGGATGATGAACATGTTCTGTGTCACCATAAGCCAAGAATTTTTTCTTTAGGTTTAAGATTTTTTAGTACTATTGTGACTATTATATTAGTACTTGCAGCATTAAGTATTTAATGCTCTTGCGGGGTTAGCTCAGCTGGGAGAGCACCTGTCTTACAAACAGGGGGTCACTGGTTCGAACCCAGTACTCCGCACCATATGCACCTTTAGCTCAGTTGGTAGAGCAAGGCACTCTTAATGCTTAGGTCCCGGGTTCGAATCCCTGAAGGTGCACCAGACCGGTTCGGTTTATACTAGTTTTCGTCGAATAACAAAGCCGGCTCAAAGTTACGGGCCCTCGTGTGCGAAAGGATGTTCCTCGGAGAGGTTGCAAACTCAATGAGTTAGAAAGGTACGTAGTCCGCCGGTTGCCACGCTAGCTGTTCATTAGGCGCGCCACGACGGTGATAGTGGCTAATTAAAATTCACCCACCCAGCCAGTAAGATAATGTGAGAACAGCACAAAAAGGCTTTGACTGGCAATATTTCGGGATGTAGCGTATCGGCTACGCGCTAGTTTTGGGAACTAGATCAGGCAGGTTCGACTCCTGTCATCCCGACCACTTGGAAGGGTAGCTTAGGAGGTCTGAGCGCTGGTCTGAAAAACCAGAGGACATGGGTTCGATACCCATCCCTTCCACCATTTTATATTATATTATGCAGCTCGTCCTCGACGGTATTGAGGACCGGCCTTATAAGCCGGCACATAAAGTTCGACTCTTTAGGGCTGTACCATTTGCTGGCATGGCTCAGTTGGTAGAGCACATCCTTGGTAAGGATGAGGTCCCCAGTTCAAGTCTGGGTGTCAGCTCCAAAGTTTGTCCGTAGCTAAGAATAAACGGTCACCGCAAGGGAAGAGGGAAAGCAGCGGTATACAAGTGGCATCACCGAACCTTTACATAGACTTGTATCATATTACAGGTAGGAAGCTAGTAAAGTGAGTCCAAACGCCTTGATAGCAAGACTGGGGTTGAACGCAAGTAGACATTTTTAATGTAGTACGCTAAAAGCTATCTGAAATACCTCTGGCAAAATGCTTAAAATAATATTAAATATATTGTATAATATATTGAAGTCTTTTAGCTTCAATATTATTTTTTTATATTTTAAGGAGTTCTTTAATGCGAGTTGAAGATCGTAGGTTTACAAATCTAATTTCTCCATATGATGTGCGAGATTATAAGTTTGCATGTGTAGCAGAAACACCACTTCCAGATACGTTTGATTGCACAGCAAATGAAAATGTTAATGTAAATATCGCAGTGAAAGATCAGGGAAGTACCGGAAGCTGTGTAGCTCATGCTTGTTCTTCAGTTGTAGAGTTCCACAGTAAGCGTCAGACTGGTGAAAATACTATTTTCAGTACAGAATTTATTTATGGCTATCGCCCAGATGGCTATTATGTAGGTGAGGGCATGTATCCAAGAGAGGCACTTAAGACTCTTCAAAAAGTCGGAGATGTACCGCTCACGAAGCTTAGAGGCAACCATGATTGTCCGGAAGCTATGGAAGCAGTAAATGCTCAATTAGAAGAGCTTAAGGAAGTAGCTTATCCTCACAGAGTCTCAACTTATATGCAAGTAAATTCTACTACTGGTGTTAAGCAGGCTCTTATGAAGTATGGACCTGTGCTTATTTCAATGCCTTGGCATGTAGATTATAAGCTTAAGGATGGAGTCTATACTTTTGAGAATCCTGAAACTCGTGGCTGTCATGCAGTACTTATCTATGGCTGGAATGAGCAAGGTTGGCTTGTTCAGAACAGCTGGGGTCATGGATGGGGTCGTAAAGGAAAGTTTATTCTTCCTTTTGATTTCAAGTGGTACGAAGCTTGGTTAATTACTGATTCTATTGTAGATGATGAGAATATCGTAAGACCTACCGATAAGTGGTATGTAAGAGTTTTTAATAAGATTATTAATTTCTTTGGCCGCTTGTTTAAGAAAAAGTAATGGAAAAAATTCTTAAAGAAACAGAAGAAAAGAAGATTCATGTATTGTATTATAAATTAGGTACTAGTCCTCAAGGGCTAAATAATTCAATGCAGCAACTTAGAAAGCTATATGGTGATAGAATTATTGCTTTACCTAAAGATATTACAAAGCTTGAAAAAGATGCTTTATCTGTTCAAGATCTTCTGAATATAAGAGCAACAATAAATATGCTGATTATGGATAAGCTTAAAGCAGAAAATGATAATCAGCATCAGCCGCCTGATATGAGATCTGGTAGGGTTCTATCTCCTATGGCTGGTAGAATGCCAAATAATCCTCCTCAGAGATCACCAAATATGCAGCCCAATCAAGCAGCAGGGCCACAAGGTAATAATGGTTCTGGACGTCCATATCAACCTCAAGGTAGTCCTCAAAAACCTCCAGCTCCACCTACTTCTGGAAGTAATGCTGTAAGGGTACCACCTGCTCGCGGGTTTATTCAAGGTATTAATGTACCACTAACAAATCAAAATGAAGGGAATTAAGAATTATGACTGTAGAAGATAAGATCAAGGCTATTGATATCAGAATTGGTATTCTTAAGTCTCGTGGCGAGACTCTGAATGCACCTATCATTAAGAAGCAGCTTCGCAAGCGCAGAGCTCTTGAGGCACAGCTTTAATGGCACCTCAGCAATGGGCAGCTGTTATTATATTCTTTGCATTTATTTTGATTTTTCCATGTGCTATTGAAGGTGCAGAATGGAAAAGTTGTTGTGATAATAAGAAAGAATATAAATTATTATCACCTGCCTCTCTAAAGCGTGGCACTAAAATGAACTGGGTTGGTTGTGTACTTACTTGGATTGCCCTTGGTATTGTATCACCATGTATGTTCATTTATAAGTGCATTTATAATTTGTTTCATATCTAATTACATAAAACACTGTTATTGCAGTTCGATTCTGCGCTCAGAGGGTCATTCTCGCCGCGTTAATCAGGTTAAAAACGGGAGGGGATATGGTTCGATTCCATTAGGGTATGAGGTAAATAACAGAGACCTGATATTTTTATTAAAATTATTTTATTTTATCTGCTAAATTAATGGTAAGTAGCTAAAAAATAAAAACTCATGTCGTATATTATATTGTATGGTATGGAGGCGTGGGTGAGAGGCTTAAACCAGCTCCCTGCTAAGGAGCCGAGGGGCTTAATACTCCTCCGCTGGTTCAAATCCAGCCGCCTCCGCCAATACCGTGTGTAGTCTTCCATCTGAGGCACACAAAAAGAACTTGCTAAGGCTTTCATTGATGATGGCAGTGAGAGATAAATAAGGTTAAAACTTCGGCTAAGATTGGTTTATGGTCACCTTATTTGACAACTCGGAAAGACGAGTTTTTATGGGAGGGCGGCGAAGTCGGAGAGTCGCGGCGGACTGTAAATCCGTTCCCTCGTGGTGAGTGGGTTCGACTCCCACCCCTCCCACCAATAAAAATAAATATGGGCCCATAGCTCAGCTGGGAGAGCACAAGCTTTGCAAGCTTGGGGTCAAGGGTTCGATCCCCTTTGGGTCCACCAGAAAAAAATACGCCATAGTTAATGGTTCAAATTCTGCTAGCAAATAAACAATAGAAGTCCCGCAAGGTGAAAGCGTGCCAATAGGATGTTCGGCGTATAATTTTCAGTATCTCAATAATAGCTCAAAAGGTTATGAAAGCTACGAATGGTATAAGCTTAGTTTTCAGAGGTCCGGTAGGCTAGAGCATTGGACGATAATCCAAAGATACAAGTGCGAGGCTTGTTAGGGATACTATATGCGGGCGTGGCGGAATGGCAGACGCGCTAGACTTAGGATCTAGTGTCCAGTACGTAAGAGTTCAAGTCTCTTCGCCCGCACCAAAGTAAGCTAGGGGGTTTATATGAGTAATAAATTTATTCCGCCGAAGCTTATGCTAGCACCATTGACAAATATTACAGATAAAGCTTTTCGTAAAATTTGTTTAGATTTTGGAGCAGAATTTTGTTTTACAGAGTTTGTATCAACTCGTGGTTTTTTTAAGGAGCAGACGAATAAGTTAGCTACAACTTTTAATAATGCTGCTATTATTGACTACGAAAGTACCGAGCCAATTGGCGTGCAACTACGGTGTTTTGCTGAAAAAGATACAGCTTTTTGTATAGGGGCTTTATCTTCTGGTAAATATTTAGGTCGTAAAGTTACTACATTGCCTAAAGTTATTGATTTAAATATGGGATGTCCAAATATTAATATCATTAATTTGAATGAAGGGGCTTGTTTTCTGAAAGACTTAAAAAGAGCTGAAAAAGTTATACGCGCAGCCAGATCATCTACTAATTTACCCTTAAGTATAAAGATTCGTACTGGTTGGGATGCTAAATCTGTAAATGTTGTTGATTTTGCACGTATGGCTGAAAGCTGTGGTGTTGATTTTATTACGGTTCATGGTAGAACTTATACTGATGCTTATAAATGTAATACAAATAGTCTAGATAATATTAAGAAAGCGAAAAAAGCAGTTAAGATACCTGTAGTAGGTAATGGTGATCTTTTTAATGCTCGGGATGTTTTAAGAATGTTTGAGTATTGTGAAGTAGATAGTGTAATGATTGCTAGAGGCGCTATGGGAAATCCATTTATCTTTCAAGATTCTTTAGCTTTATTAAAAGGCGAATTTATAGACGATTTAACTTCAGAAAGATTAATAACTGTTTTAAAAAAACATCTAGTTTATAAAAATAATTTTAATTCTGCTGTACATTTAAAAGATGCTATTAAGGTTTGTAAAATGTATTTACGACATTTAAGTTCTAGCAGCATAGTTTTGAATATGTTATCTAATATACAAAGTTATGAAGAACTTATGGAGTTGTTAGACTCTGAGCTTATTAGAAATTCAACTATTCAGTATAAATTTTTAGGTAAATTATAATTTTGGGCTAAATGCCCTTTATGGCTCCATGGTGAAGCTGGTTATCACGTCAGCCTGTCACGCTGAAGGCCGCGGGTTCGAGTCCCGCTGGAGTCGCCAAGATAGAAAAACATAAAGTCCATTGTTTTGCACGTTAGAGGGCGCAAAAGTGACTCTCGAGGAGTTTTTGGCACATTAATATTCGGGATTAGCTCAGTTGGTAGAGCCCGCGGCTGTTAACCGCGTTGTCACAGGTTCGAGCCCTGTATCCCGAGCCACGTTGCCGTTTATAGCAAATATCTTTTGGGTCAGAGTTGTATACTGGCTAGCTAAGAGTGTACAACGTAAAAGGATGTGCGGTTGGTCGACCTTAAGATCGCCATTTAATATCGTGAAGAAGTCGAAGCATCGAGGCGGCCGGGAGCATATGCCGGTGACAACGCTACAATAGGTAAGTTATGATATCAGCTGTAAGCATAACGACCGATTTGTTGAAGTGAAAAGTAGGTGATGTACTTCGGTACCATGTACTTAGTAATGAGTTATAAGTAGGTTTAAGTCCTGCCTTCACACCCACTGGTTTCACTTATATAGTGATATAATTGCGCAGACTAAGAAATACCAGAGCAGCGACGGCGAGATAACCGTGAGTAAACTCCCTTTCGTTTATTACTTTTGAACTGGTATGATTGTAAAAGTAATATGGCGGGTTAGTCAAGCGGCTAAGACGCCGGCCCTTCAAGCCGGAGAGACGGGTTCGATTCCCGTACCCGCTACCAAAAGAGTGCACTAAGAATTTATACAGTCCCAGCATGCTCAAGCGGAGTGTTAAGAACTTGTCGGTGTTAGCATGTGCCGTCGGCAGAGGACTCTAATTATGGAGTAAAGCTCCCCGAACAGGTATAAATGGTTTAGTGGTTAATGGAAGTGAAAACAGCTCATTATTTTATAATGTATCGACGGAATAAAGGCATGGGTTGAAATCCCACATCGCCGCTATGGCGTGATAGTTTAGGTTGCGAGAATATTATTGAAGATACTAATAGGTGCTACGAAGCAGACATGTGTATATACCGATAGAGGGAGCTATCCTTAAGTGGTAGAGGGTCCAACTGTACATAGTCGTGAATACCAGAAGCTGTAGTAAATGGAATGAAATAAACAGCCTAAAATTTTTTAAAAATTAAATTAAAATTTTAAAAATTATATTGTATAATATAATATACGGGCCTGACCGATAACTTCCCGTAAGGGAATGAAAGGAGTATACTGACAAGACTCCGCTGTGATGAACAGTACCTCAGGCAATGTGTGACGGGACCTGTAAGAATTGAAAAGATTCTTACGAATATGCTAACCCCATGTTCTAACTTGTCAATGATGAAATGAAAAGAAAATAGTTGTAGGGTCAACTGACTGAACTATTTTCGCTCTCGCAAGGAGCTGGTTTCAACGCAAAAGGATTTGATGAGGTAAGGTAAGCTACAGGAAGTAAAATAGTTCAAGTTTTAGCAAGCAAGGGCGACTTCCATTTATATCTGCTACGGTGGGTATAAGAAATACGAGTACGAAGCCAAGGAAAGTGTTGAAGGCGGGTAGCATTCTTGCACTCAAAAGGTGTGAGAACTACAACAATAGTCTGTCTTCTGTCAAATCTCAACTTAGCGTGGGTTCGAGTCCCACCCGGCGTGCCAATTTTATCTATAGAGATAATTAGCACTTATCTCTTTTATACGCCGGTAGCTCAGTAGGCAGAGCGGTTGTCATAGGAAAACAATGTCATGAGTAAAAACCTATTGTTGGAAACAAAGAAAAGTGTCTTAAGCCCAGAGTGGTAAGCAATCTGGGATATCAAGTGTCACAAGCATTTGGTATTTGATTGAAACGAATCTATAGAGGCGTAGCAACCTCGAACAGCCCGCAAGGTTGATAGTGGAGTGATAATCGAGTAATTGTTTCTGTAAAGGTGAAAGCAAGCCTGGAGCCCTTGTGCTGGGGTGACGAATTGCAGGCATGAGCGGTACTTCCCAAAAGGAAGTGGAAAAGTGACTAATCAATAAGGTCATTAAGCCGTAGCAATTATGAAGATGTATTCTCAGTCTTTTAACCTTCTTACCATATATACTAATTGTCTGAAAGGATGCTGTTAAGACAGGGATGTAGCCCCTGTCAATTAGTATTTTATGCTCGATTCTTCTAGTTGGCCAGGAAGTTAGCCTCTCACGCTAAAAACATGGGTTCGAATCCCGTATCGAGTACCATTAAATTATATTTTGCGCGGTTAGTTTAAAGGACAGAACGTGTGGCTACGGACCACAAGGTATGGGTTCGATTCCTGTACTGCGTGCCATAAGCGCCTTTAACTCAGCTGGACAGAGTAACTGCCTTCTAAGCAGTAAGTCATTGGTTCGAATCCAATAAGGCGTGCCAAAAATTTTGAGGAGTTTGTCTTATGAAAGTTTATGAAGTAGAATTTCATTACGGAAGGAATACTTATGAGTTTCTTTCAGACCTTAATCTTGAGATAGGAAAAACTTATAGACTTACCAATGACCTTGGTCATACATACAAGTCAAGAGCTTTGATTGTAGATGAGCGCGATGTATCTATTTTCTCCGGTCAAATGAGAGAAATTGTAGATGCAGAAGAGGAAATGCCTTGGTAAAAATTTGCTAAAATAATAGCAAAAAAATAAA